GACCTCGCACTTCAGTGGAAGCACGGAAAATGATAACCAAACTTAAAATGGCTGGAACATGGATCAAGCAGCATTGGAAGATTGCTCTTCTTGCTGTTTGGTCTATTGTTATCTGGTTAGTTTCTAGAAAGAATGCTCAGGGTGCTATCGATGCGATGAAAGCTAACAAAGAATCTTACGAGACACAAATAGCTGCGCTCAAAGAACAGCACAGAATAGAGAAAGAAAAACTAGAACAACTAAACTTAAAATATCAAGAAACTATTGCTACAATAGAAAAGAAATACGACATAAAAGAAAAAGAACTCTCCAAAGAAAAAAAGAAGAGAGTAAAAGAAATAGTAGAACAAGCAAAGGACAACCCTAATGAAATCAATGAAAAGATTGAAAGCCTCTTTGGTTTTACTTCTGATTCTTAGTATTCCCACGACATCTCTAGCAAATCCAGGTAAATACGTAAATTTAGAAAAAGGACAACCAGTTCCTTGGAAAGCTTGGTGCTTTGACGAAACTGCGTCAGCAAACATCATTGCGGAAAAGGAACTAGCTGAAAAGAAATGTCAATTAAAGATTGAGAAAGAAAAAGAAATCCAAAAAGCTAAGTTTGACCTAGACATAGGAAAACTTCAAGCAGAAATGGATTATGAAGTAAACACACGACAAGCAACAATAGATTCTTTGAAAAAAGAAAATTTAAAGCTAGAACAAATCATTATTGACAATTCAAATCCAGATTGGCTAACGATGTTCAGTATAGGAGCATCAGTTGGTATTCTTACCACAGCAGTTCTAATGGGGCTTGTACTATGAGTAAACAAAAAGATCTAAACGAAATAGCAAAAATAGAAAAAGCAATAAAGGACAAGTATGGAGACGAGGCAATTCAAAACCCTAAAGGATCTTGGGACACGGAAAAGGAAAGTAAGTACTTGGAAGAACTCAAAGCTTTTCATGAAAGGGCTGCTCGCCAAAAGAAGACTGAGGTTGTGGGTGATATTACAATCAAGACGAAGAAGACTGCTCACGAAGTAAAGCGCCAATGCCCTGTTTGTGATGCTTATTCTTTTTCGGGTCAAGATGATCTTTATATGACAAAGTTTGAGTGTTGTTTTCAGTGTTACATCAACTATATTGAGGGCAGAGAAGAACGTTGGAAAACGGGCTGGAGACCAAACAACTAACTATTTATTATTAGCAAACTATTTATTGCAGAGGATTTTAAACAATGGCAACAACTTTAGAAATTATTAATGGTATCTCACAGGTACTTGCTAACTCTTATGATGGAGCACTCGACGAAAGCGGTGATCCCGTAAAGATTGGTCTCCGTAGAGAAGAAGGTAATCCACTTATTGATGCTCGTATCATGGATGGATTCGGTGCCTACATCTCCGGTGATCGTTTACACATTAAGTACCACTCAGAGATCCCACTTAAAGAAGTTCACTCAAATGGTTTCGAGGGAGAGATGGAATCAATGGTAGAGAAGGTCAAGTCCTTTATTCAGAAGGAATACAATAAGGTGATGAAGTCTTCTCTTTCTCTTTCGGATCCAAGCGAGGTCGATGTTCTTGTCGAGTATATTTCTCGTATTCGTTGTAGCGTAAAGGTTCACAAGTGCTACAAGATTGGTGGAGTTCAGTCAGAAGCTAACGACCCAGAGTCTAGCGAAAGACCAACTGACCCAGCATTCGAGAAATGGAATAAGCTCGGCGGTCTCAAGTAAGAGGGCCTAATGGCAATAAAACTAACCAAACAAGAGATAATGAAGGAGATTGTCCGTTGCGGCAAGAAACCTGAATACTTTATCCACACCTACGCAAAAATTACACACCCAATGAAAGGTCTTATTCCTTTCCACCTTTACCCGTTTCAGGAAAAGTTGCTGGAAGATTTTGAAGACCATCGTTTCAACATTATTCTAAAAGGACGTCAGTTGGGTATCTCAACAGTTACTGCTGCTTATGTTGCGTGGATGATGATGTTTCATCGGGAAAAGAACGTTCTAGTCATCGCAACCAAGTTTAGCACAGCAGCAAACCTGGTAAAGAAAGTAAAAGCCATTATAAAGAATCTACCAGAGTGGCTACGTATCTCAACAGTAGACATAGACAACAGAACTTCATTTGTTCTTTCTAATGGTTCACAAATCAAAGCTTCATCAACATCAGGAGACGCTGGTCGTTCAGAAGCTCTTTCGCTTCTTGTTATTGACGAAGCTGCACACGTCGATGGTTTAGACGAATTGTGGATGGGTCTTTATCCTACACTATCTACTGGTGGTCGCTGCATTGCACTTTCCACTCCTAATGGTGTTGGTAACTGGTTCCACAAGATTTATGTAGAAGCAGAGAATAAGTCCAATGACTTCTTTCCAACAAAACTTCCTTGGGACGTCCACCCAGACAGAGATCAGGCTTGGTTTGAGAAAGAGACTAGAAACATGTCTCGTCGTGAAATTGCACAAGAGCTTGAGTGTAACTTCAACATGTCTGGTGAAACTGTGTTTGCAGTTGAGGACCTAGAAATATACGACAACATGGTAAGGGACCCCAAGTACAGAACAGGCTTCGACAGAAACCTTTGGATTTGGGAAGAAAGAAGGCCAGAGAACACCTATCTGCTTTCTTGCGACGTTGCGAGAGGCGATGGTAAAGACTATTCAGTTTGTCACGTCTTCAAGTTGGAAACAATGGAGATAGTTGCAGAGTATCAAGGTAAATGTACACCAGATGTTTTTTCACGTGTAATTTTTGACATGGGGCAAGAATACGGCAATGGTTTGCTTGTTGTAGAAAATAACTCTGTTGGCTTCGCAGTGCTTGACAAATTAAAAGAAATGCAGTATCCTAATTTATATCATTCAATTAAATCAACACACGAGTTCGTGGAGGAGTACCAGGCAGACCAAATGACAAATGCAGTAGCAGGTTTTTCTACAACTTCCAAGACAAGGCCCCTAATCGTGGCTAAGATGGAAGAATTCATTAGAAATAACCTAATTAAGATATATTCGCCTAGGCTCCTTGCCGAGATGCGCACCTTTGTGTGGAACAACGGCAGAGCAGAAGCGATGCGCTCTTACAATGATGACCTTATAATGGCTTGTGCTGTTGGTTGTTGGGTAAGAGATACTGCTCTTGCTGTAAACCAGAAAGAAGCAGAATACGCAAAAGCGTTTGTTGGTGCGATAACAAGAAGCACAAACGAGCTAGATACTAGAATAAAGGGTATGGTAGGTACCCAAAAATTAAAAATGACAGATGCTGCAAATAAGCATCAACATAACATAACCAACTTTCCTTGGTTATTTAAGGGATAAAACATGGCAGGCAAAAATAAGAACAACACAAGAAACCCACAGAGTTTATTGTTTAGAAGATTAACAAGACTACTCTCGGGGCCTCTAACACAATACAGGACACAAAACAATCACAGATTAAGAAGAATAGATTTAGATAAGTATGCTAACAAGTTTACTTCTGCATCAGGAAGAGACTTTAAGAAAACTGCCTACAATCCTTATGACAATCTTCAATCTTCTTACATGGCTTCTCAACAAAGAACAGAGCGTTATGTAGACTTCGACCAAATGGAATACACGCCAGAGATAGCATCAGCACTTGACATTTATGCGGACGAGATGACAACTTATTCTTCTCTTTCGCCAATGCTAAATGTAGAGTGTGCGAACGAAGAAATAAAAGCTATTCTTCATTCTCTTTACCATAATGTCCTAAACATTGAGCACAACCTTTTCTCTTGGTGTCGCACAATGTGTAAGTACGGAGATTTCTTTTTGTATTTGGATTTGGATGATAAACTTGGCATCACTTCTGTTATCGGGCTCCCAACACAAGAGCTTGAAAGAATGGAGGGAGAAGATAAGAATAACCCTAATTATGTTCAGTACCAGTGGAACTCAGCCGGTCTTACATTTGAGAACTGGCAGGTCGGCCACTTCCGCATCCTCGGTCAGGATAAATACAATCCATACGGTACATCAGTATTAGAACCTGCTCGTCGTATCTGGCGTCAGCTTACTCTTCTAGAAGACGCAATGATGGCTTATCGTATTGTTCGCTCACCAGAGCGTAGAGCATTCTACATCGATGTCGGAAACATCCCACCAGCAGATGTAGAGCAATACATGCAAAAGGTTATGACTTCGATGAAGCGAAACCAGGTTGTTGACCCATCCACGGGTCGTGTAGACCTTCGCTATAACCCACTCTCAGTAGAAGAAGATTACTTCATTCCTGTTCGTGGCAACAGCGCTACGAAGATAGAGCAAGTCGCCGGAGGCAAATACACTGGCGACATTGACGACGTAAAGTATTTGAGAGACAAACTTTTCTCAGCATTAAAGATTCCAGCAGCTTACATTTCATCTGATAGTGATAAGGCGATGGAAGATAAAACAACTCTCGCACAAAAAGACATTCGCTTCGCTAGAACTATCCAAAGACTTCAACGTTCAATTATCTCAGAGCTTGAAAAGATTGGTATCATTCATCTTTATACTCTTGGGTACAGAGACGAAGACTTAGTATCTTTTCAATGTCATCTAAATAATCCATCAAAGATTGCAGAGATGCAAGAATTGGAGCACTGGAAGACTAAGTTTGACATTGCAGGAGCAGCAACAGAAGGTTTCTTCTCCAAGCAGTGGCTAGCAAGAACACTCTTTGGTATGTCTGATGACGAGTTCATTAGAAACAGAAGAGAGATGTTCTATGACGAACGATTCAGAGCAACGCTTGAAACAATAGGTGAGGCAGAACAAGCAGAGATGACTGCTGGTTTGGATGCGGGTGTTGATGAGTTAGAAACAGGCGACCTTGGCGAACCAGGTGGTACAGGTGTTGCCGGCATGGAGCCAGAGATAGCAGCAGGTGGCGCCGATCTAGGTGGAGAGACAGCAGCAGAGGAACCTGCTGGTGGAGAAGAGGGAGACCTCCTCGCAGCACCTCCGGGAAAACGTGAAGATAAAGATGGTAGAACGACTACTGCCAAATCTCACGGGTGGTATGAGCCAAGAAGCTTAAAGCCAGGCGGCGATAGAAGGAAGACCTCCGGACCAAGAAAGAAAAACATGACTAGGGCAGCATCACCTGAAACGGGAACAACTAGAAAACTCTTCCCAGGTATGGGCGAGCTTTCAGGATTAACGAAAGCTACAAGTATTTACGAGGATAAAACCACTAATTATAAAGTAGAGGAATTAAAAATCCTCAAAGAGCAGAAGGAACTTGATGCTCTATTCAAAAGTCTAAAAGCGAGGGAAGAAAAGAATGAGACTGAAGCATAACAAAAAGAGAAACACAGCTTTTATTTACGAAGCATTGGTTAGAGAGCTTACAGAGTCGGTTGTTAAAAATAACAAAAACAAACAAAACAAAATTGTTTCTATTATAAAGGAACACTTTGGCAACAACTCTCTCTTGAAAGAAGAACTTGAACTTTACAGAACAATCTACGAAACACGTGATTTAGAAAAAACAACAGCAGAAAAGATTGTAGTTCAAGTAAAAGAAAAGCACGATTCTCTTGATAAAAGAAAGTTATTCTTAGAGCAGTCAGCCCTTATCAATAAAATCAACAGAACACTTTCCAGCAAGGTTTATGGAAACTTTGTTCCAAACTATAAGACGATAGCTTCTGTTTACTCTATTTTTCAAGAAGCTCTACCAGTAAAGGATAGGGTTCTTTTAGAAGAAAGCATCGTAGAAAACATGTCGGCATCTGTCGAGACTAAGCAAGAAGCACAACAGCCTATGGACTCAATTGTTTACAACACGTTTGTTACAAAATTCAATGAAGAATACTCTGAGTCTTTAAATGAAAGCCAGAAGGCACTTCTTGGAAATTACATTTCTTCTTTTCAGGATAATGGAATTGATCTTAAAGTTTATCTTAACGAGGAAATCGGAAGACTTAAAGACAAGCTAACAATTATAAAAGAAGAAAATCAAGATTCTGACCTTAAAGAAAAGATTGGAAGAGTTTATACTATTCTAGACGAGACAAAAAACAAAGACATTGATACAGAAACTTTGGAGATAGTCTTGTCAACACAGCAACTATTGGAAGACTTGGAAAATGACGATTAATGTAAACATTGAATTAGATCCAAGAATAAATCTTAAAGCCAGAAGAACTATTGAAGGCAACATTATTATTCTTGACCATGAAGATATGGACATTGTTTTAATGTTGGAGAAAAAGAAGTGTATTACCTTTCCAAAGGGTGCAATG